AAAAACTTTGCTCGACCATCATTGTCTATGTGGGTGAAAACTGGAGGGAACCGTTTGCAAAAGCCGTGGTTGCCAGCAGGGCTTCCCTGATAGAACAAGCACTGCCCACAAACATCATCATTCTTAGTCATATCATTTCTTTCCACTGCCAGTTCGCCCACTGCCGCATTTCGTCATTTGACCATTGATGCTTCTGCCACTTTTTTAACAGTTCCGCTTTGTTTATGCCACCGTTTTTGCATCGCATCAGATCAATCAAAAAATCTGTGGCAGTAAGCTTCATTACTTTTGGGCCATTATCTTCAATGAGTGAACAATGGTGCTGTGGTCGCGGTTCATAATCCGACCAATTTCGGTGGTGGAATAGCCCTTTTCACGCAGCATGACAGCGCACTTGCGGCGGATTTCGACCAACTTTCTACAACGATTTTTGCCTATTATGTCTTCAGCCGTATAATCATATTCTTTAGCAATATCATTCATGGCAATCATGTTGGCTTGCCTGGGCGTCATGCCACGGCTGTCAACAAGCACTACCTGATCTTCTTCTTCCCACATAAAATCATCATCAAACATCGTTTTCTTCCTTTACAAAAATACCGTCTACCATGCGGCCCTTACGGTCTTTGATTTCATGCCATGCGTGAACAATGCACTCTTCTATTTCCAAATCCTTTTGCGCGGCCATGATGGTAAGCACCACGAAGGCATCACCAATGCTGTCCATGAATTGATCATCCTTGCCCTTGGCGATGGCCTCAGCCAATTCCCCTATTTCTTCTATCAGCTTTACGAATTGGGCTTGCACGGTGCTGCCAGCAATCAGGTTGCGTTCTTCTGCCCATTGGCGAATTGAGTTTCCGTAAATCATTATATTTTAACCTCCGAGTTTATTGTTTTACCACCCCATTGAGCGGCCATTGCAGTTGCAATTCCTTTGTATGTCGTACTGCGCAACCTCCACCTGTCAGCCGATGGCGGCAAATAGTGAAGGCGTTGGCGCTGGTTGTCCGGCAATGCTTTTGTTTCTGCCTTGAGATCAGTTGTGTGCCGAAGCGGCATAAGCCCCTTCAGCCACAGACAGGTTGCCTTTTGCTCCATGTGTCCAAAATGGTACGGCTGGATTGTTTGCGTCTGCTTCATCCCACCGATCCGTTCTTTGGCATATTTGTGCATTACAGGATTTTCTATAGCTATGCGCTTAATTGGGGCATCCCAGAGAGCCTTAAAAAAAGCAGCGCCTTCGTCTAACTTGGCCCAGCGCGAAGGATCACGGTGCAGCCAGGTTACGCCGGAATTGGTTAAATAAGTGCAAGGCGGGTGGGCTATCATCAAATCCCAATCTTGCCCATAAACAGCTTCAAGCGCATCGCCCTGTATATGCCAGCGTGGATCGCCGTCTGTTGGCAATATATCACACGACCAAGCATCATGGCCCAAAGCGCGAAAGGCGTCCCTGACAGTTGCGCTGTATTCACAAGCTATAAGTACTTTGAGTAATGTCATAATTAAACCTTATCTGTTAAAAGTGATTGGCTTATTTGCAGGGCTTCCCTCAATTCCGCCAACTCTTCAGCCGTCACATATTCCTGTGGTGGCTTGTAATCGCGGCGGTGTATCATCAACAGGTATTCCGCTCTGGCTAATTTACGTCTACGGTCCCTGCCTTCTTCCTGTACGATGGAATCTATCTCCGCAGGGGTCGGCATAAACTTGCAAGTCCGAAGCAGTTTGAGAAACGCACTGCGCAGATCGACCAATGGGTAAATGCGAAGGGTCATCCAGTAAAGTTCCAGCCGCTCCGCTTCTTCGTCCTGACTGCGCTTTTGGCTTGCAGTGGCCAGCGCCAACTTCGCAATCATTACCTCGACCTGTTCGCGCTCAGGCATTGGTGGGCGTGGCGCATCCACATACTGTTGCAGGATTTCAGCAGATTTAGGACCAATCGTCGGCAAATCGCTCCCCATCAGCAGATCGTTTAGCTTGGCTGGCAAGGACGGCTCTGACCATTGGGTTAGTTGGCTCTGCTGCCTGTTGGCTATTTCCTGCATTCGTCTTGCCTTTCGGTTCGTATATATCAAGCCAGCCGTTTATTGTTGATCGGTCCAGCAAATCTTCGATGTCATGGCCTTTGGATCGTATTGCATCCAGTTTATTGATAGCCCTTGCGGTTGCCCTGTCAGTCAATGGTCGCTTGCGTTGCTTGCGCATCTCAACCCATCCGTTCCAAGCATCCATTGGCAGCCAATCTGGAAGCACCACCTTATCTATATTAATTGAAGGTTTCATTGAAGGTTCCGTGTCCCGTTTTTGGGACTGTTTAACGGGAAAAGTGGAACTGTTCCGTTCTTGGTACTGTTCCGTTTTTGGGACCGTTACGATATTGGCTTGATAAACCTTGATCTGCCCCGTCCTGCCAACGCGCTCTCCAGTTTCGCTGATCCATCCATCACTGACCAGTTTACCAATGTTTGAGATAACAGTTTTGCGATCCTGACCAGTAATTTGGCAAAGATGCTTAATGCTGGGAAATATTTTGCCCGTTTGATAATTGGCGCATTCGCAAAGCGCGACCAGCGTAAACTTTACGCTTGATGGCTTTACGTCAGATTTAAAGGCCCATGCCAGTGCTTCGCTGCTCATTGCAAAGCCTCTTGCGTCATGGTTCTATGGCGTATATAATTCATCATATGCGGTGCTCCTCTATAGCATTGCGGCCAGCGAAAATTGTCTCCCCTTTTTTCGCTGGCCCCCTCCTACATTAATACCAGCGTTTTATAAAGCTACTTTGTTTGCCGAAAGTCGATTGTCGGAAACAAGGCTTTGAACAATGCTTTGCGTAACGTGAAGTCTGGGGTGATCATGCCCTTCACATCTTCAACGCAATCCTGGCCGTTTTCCGTGTAGGAAAAGTCAGGCTTATATCCAACGCGCCGCCCGTTATCGTGCTTCATCTGGCTGCCATTTACGACAAACCAGAATTGCGGCTGGATCACCAAGTCAGCTATCACACCAGCAGCCCATAAAACGTGAAGTTCATCACATCGCGCAGCTTCGCGTTTGCTGTCGTGCTTATGGCACTGAGTGCAATATGCTTTCTTAGCATTGAACTTTGACCGACGATTAAACAGCGCCATTGGTCTTGGCTGCAATCAATTCTTCCAATGCCTTTTCGACAGACAAATATGCTTCCAACATTGGCGTGGCTCGTTGGCACTTCCAGTTGCTCAATGTGACCCGACTAAGGCCAGCGGCAGCGGCAAGTTTGCCAGCCGAAATATTATGTTCCGCAGCGCGTCCATATATACGCATTATGGCTTGGTAGCTTAACGTCATTTTATGTCCTTTTTTGCTTAATGCGAAACCCCTATAAAAAAACGCTTTACATATGTAAATGGGTCTTGCATAAAAAAACCAACACATCGAACTATTGCGTTTATTATAAGGAGACAATCAGTGAGCGACGATAAAATTTGTGCTGCATATGTTGCAGCATTTGCAGAACTGGAAGCGGCAACCAAAACAGCTAATAATCCACATTTCAAATCTAAATACGCTGATCTTCCAGCAGTGATTGACGCTATCAAGCCTCACCTTGCCAAGCATGGCCTTGCGTTTATGCAAATGCCAAAGCCAAGCGACGGCGGCATATCAATCGAAACTGTCCTGATACACAGCAGCGGCGACAAGTTGTCGATGGGTGTATTGTTTGTGCCAGCTAATAAGCATGATGCACATGGTTACGGATCGGCTTTAACTTATGCGCGTCGATATGCACTGCAAACTTGCTTTGGTTTGCCAACAGAAGATGACGATGGCAACGCAGCCGTCAAATCGCAGCAGCCAGCGCCAGCAAAGCCCATTACGCAGGAACAGTTCGCGGTGCTGCAAGACCTTATTGACCGCACAGGCACTGACGTAGCTGTCATGGCGGCGCATTACAAAGTGCCAGCAATCGCAATGCTTCCATCGACTGCGTTTGAAACAGCAAAGTCGGCATTGGAAAGGAAGCTGCAAAATGCGGGTTGATGTCGAACAGCGCAGTGAAGATTGGTATACTGCACGATGCGGTTCGCTGGGGGCGTCACAGGTTGCTGACGCCCTATCCCGCACCAAAAGCGGTTACAGCGCCACCAGAACCAACTTGCGCCTTAAACTGGCGCTGGAGAGGCTTACAGGTAAGCAAGCGGCTGGCTTTACCAGTGCAGCAATGCAGCATGGTATCGACACCGAAGCTGAAGCCAGAATAGCCTATTCATTCGACCAGAACGTCACTGTTACCGAAACAGGGTTGGTCAGACATTCAAGCATCCCGTGGACGCACTGTTCGCCTGATGGTCTTGTTGGAGATGATGGGCTTGTAGAAATCAAGTGCCGCCAACCAGCGGGTCACCTTGAAACGCTAACGTCAGGCGAAATACCATCGCAGTATGTTACGCAAATCAACTGGCAACTTGCTTGTATGCCAGAACGCCAATGGGTTGATTACGTTTGTTACAACCCAGACTTTCCTGAAGAACTGAAACTTTTCATTAAAAGGCACTATCGAAATGACGAACAAATCTTGGAATTGGAAAAATCTGTTTGCGAATTTCTTTCAGAAGTCGAAGCCGATCTCGAAACCATTAACAGCATTAGAAGAAGGGTACAGACTGGCGAAACTATCATCCGATAAACAAGGAACGGATTGGCAGGCAGCGGCGTATCGAGCCTATGTGGAACACGCCCGTCAGCATAGATTCTTTACCACTGAGGATGTTCGCAGGTCGGCAAAGAATGTCCCTGCGGCCACAAACAACAGCGCCTGGGGGCATATAGCAAAGACGGCTAGTAACAATGGTATTATGATGGAATTTGAAACCATGCGGTCAAAAAGCCCATCTACGCACGGACGGCATATTATCGTCTGGAAATCGATGTTGCTGCCATGATGTTACCGCGCAAGATACCAAAAGAGGCAAAGCGCCAAAGCCGATGGAAGTCTCCAGCGCATTGCAATTTTGTCAGGGGCCATGCCTGTTCCATATGCGATAGCATGGCAGGGATCGAAGTTGCCCACGTTCGCTACGGAAGCGGTGCTGGCATGGGACAGAAGCCGCATGATTGGTTTACTGTCAGCCTGTGCAAGCAATGCCATACGAACCAGCACAGCGTCGGTGAGCGGACGTTTTGGGCCAACTATAATATCAATCCGTTTGCACTGGCTGAAGCGTTTGCAAAGGCCAGCCCGAAAGCGGCTGAAATAGCTGCCAAGAAGCGGGAATTGGGATTATGACGCAGACCGTCTGGCTTCGCGGCGAACATCAAAGGCGATTGGCTCACCAGTTAATCGATAAAGCGCCACAGGATGCAGTTGTTAAGATCAGCGCACCCAAGCGCAGTGAAGATCAGAATACAAAAATGTGGGCCATGCTGTCAGACATCAGTCGGGCTGCACCAGAGGATCGGCATCACATACCAGAAGTTTGGAAGTGCATATTTATGGCAGCATTGGGACATGAAGTGATGTTCACAATGGGCCTAAACAATCAGCCCTTCCCCATAGGCTTTAAGACATCGAAGCTTAACAAAGCCCAGATGTCGGACCTGATTGAATTTATATATGCGTATGGGGCGCAAAATAATGTGAAATGGAGTGAAAAATATGAGTGAACCACACAGCGAACAGCTTCGTCTTTTGATTGAGCGTATCGAGCGTTTGAACGAAGATAAAAAAGGTATCCAGGATGACATCCGCGATGTTTATAATGAAGCTAAGGCGCATGGTTACGACACCAAAATTGTTCGCGCAGTGATCCGCCTTCGTGCAATGGAAGCAAATGACCGCGCAGAATATCAGGCAGTATTAGACACATACATGACCGCTCTTGGTCTATAAAAGGATACAGCAATGCAGAATATCACAATATCAGGAAACGTCGGCAAGGATGCCGAATTGCGCACAGTACGGGACACCCAAGTTCTCAGCTTCAACGTCGGCGTTAAAAACGGATTCGGTAGAGATGCTGGCAGCGTTTGGTATCGTTGCAGCTTGTGGGGAAAGGCAGCGGAAGCGTTTGCTGGCAGCATCAAGAAAGGCACAAAGGTCTTTATCTCTGGTGAACTGACGCACGACGAATATGAAGGCAAGGCGCAATTCAATGTGCGCGTTGGCAGCATCGATACAGGCCCACGCCCACAAGGCCAATCTGATGAGGATTCACAAGTCCAAGATAATGGCGGTTCGCATACCACTTGGGATGATGAACTTGAGGACTCAGTTCCATTTTAGGTTGGAGATATAACATGGCAGTAGGATCAAGACTTAACTTAGATCACCGACGCAAAGCACCGCCCATGAGCAGCCGCCAGGAATGGTTGGCAAAGCACTATAATGAATCAGTGGCGCAATCCAGCAAGGCACTTTTGAAGGCGCAACTGACAACAGGTCAACACGCATTAGACAAGGATCGCTTTGTGCAGACAGCTATTAATCATGGCTGGATATTGCACATACCAGATCGTTTATTGCTTCAATGAAAAAAGGTGTTTACATATATAAAAAGCAGCTTTATATGAATGGGAGGGGCAATCGCCCCACCATTTAAGGATTCTGACCATGATTAAACCAGCACAGACAGCCCCTATGGGCAAAAAGTATCGCATATCATCAGATAGCGCATCAGTTTGGCCTTTGCGCGGTGCGGACGGTAAGACGTTTGCAGAGCGCCGCATCTCATGCGTCCACAACTATGCGTACACCAGTGGCATAGGCATGGGCCATGTGCTTTATCGCTGCACTTTGTGTGGGGACACTTACGAAAAGGACGTATCGTGACCCTGCGCCAATTCCTACACGACAATTTCGGCTGGGATATTTACGACTGGGCTGATGATGAGATTAGGTTTTAAGGAGAAACAAATGACCGCCGACAACTGGCTTTTTATAACAGTCATGGGGGTAATAATCCTCGCCGCCTATCTGAACGCCACTAAGCCGAAAATAACCCAGCAAGAGCGCGAAGAGATGGAAGAAGATTGGTGGTCATAAAGAAAACGGGCCGCTCCATAACAAGCGGCCCGTTTTTTATTTAGCCGTTGATGATTTGCAACAGGCCAGCGGCAGCGGCAGCGACAAACGCTAACGCGGCAGCAACCGTGGCCTTCCAGCCCAGCTTACCTTCGGCAACATGTTCCATAGGCAACAGTTTGCCAGTGGCCTTCTTGATGATGGCTTTTTCGGCTTCTTTCTTCAAAGCCTTGGTAGCCTCTTTTTTCAATGTGCTTTTAATATCCATGTTTATTCTCCTATAACCAAGTTGCGTACTTCTTGGTCTTCAGTTTGCGGTCATCAAGGCCATGTGTTCCACCATTGATGCGCTTTGTGAGGGCAAGGATTGCAGCATCATTGATGCCTTGGTCGCAGATGCTCCACAACTTGTTTGCGTCAAAGAACCACAATGCGCTTTCAAAGCCCAGTTCTGTAGCCACAAGGTCTGGATTGTCCAAAATCTCCTGTTCGCGCCCGATATACTTACCGAATGCGCGATAGTTATTCTTGCCCGTCAATTGGAGGGGGCCGCGCCCACGGTATTTCCAGCCATCGCCTGACGCTTCGTCGCCGTTGCCCATGCGATTTGCATAGACGCGATTGGCAATCTTTTGTGGCTGACGCTCATAAGCACGGGCCAAAGCATCCGTGGGAAAATACTTCCCAAAGATGCCGCGCAGACCCTTTGCGCCGTAGTTCAGGTTCTCACTGAACGCTTTAAAATTGCCGCTTTCATGCGCTGTTTGGGCAAAGAAGTGCGCGGCACGGTTCTTATTCAGCTTGAAGTGGTCGCAAGCTTTTTTCAGTGTTGATGGGCCGAACGCACCGTCTGGGTGACATCCGCATTTACTTTGAAGGTTCATCATGCTCATTTTCCAGCACTCCGCCAATCAGGGAAATCAAGTTCATCGACTACGCCGTCACCGTTGGCATCATAGCGCAAGTCACCGCGATACTTTTCCCACGGTTCCATATCGTCATCATCGTCATCGTCATCGAATGATGGTTCATCATCAATTGCACTAGTTGCAGCATCTTTAAGGATTGTTGCTGGTGCAACCATGTCAGGTGTAAGCGGCAGCGGGTCTGGTTGTGGCGCTACAGGGGCCAGAGGCTCTGGTTCTGGATCATCGCGGTCTTCTGGTGGTGGCGGAACCAAATCGCCCTTCATGCCCATCAGGGTTGCATATGAGCCAGCTACAGCGCCAACAACCGAAGTCATGACGTATGACAGCAAACCAAATACATCTTTATTATCAATAATCTCATTCGATACGAATAGGCCGACAATCATTGCGCAAGTGATGGCGATAATGACAAATGCCATTGTTTTTGCCGCCAGCAGCAAAGCTTTGATCCGTGCCTCTAATAATTTATCATCCATATATTAGTCCTTTCCTGCCAGCGGATTTGCCAGCGTCTTTTGAATGCGCTCGTTAGTTTGCGCCTCCAACTCTTTGATGCGACGTTGCTGTTCCTGATCTTGCTGACGCAACTGATCGATAACTGCACGTTGCATTGCCATGTTTTGAGCATCGCTGCTCCTAACGCTACTGGAAACAGCATCAACCGTCTGGCGCGTTCCACTGACGCTGCTGCTAATGCTACCCGTCATGTAATTCAGGGCTTCGCTGTTGATCTTAGTGAGCCGCTCAACGCTTGTGACGCGCTCATCAAGCACAGAAATGCGCTCTTCAATACCAGACAGATCGGGCGGAACATATGCGGCAGTCACTTCCTGCATAGTCAGGAATTGCTGATACACCTGGAATCCAGCCCAAAGGCCACCAAGGATTGTTGAGAATGCAGCAAAGATAATCGCAATCTTGCCGCTGCTTAGGCCACCAATGTTAAAGCTGAAGCCGCTTTCATCAAAGGATACCTTGGGTTCTTCTTTTTCTTCATTTGTATTGGGCATCTACAATCTCCCGCCACTTGGCGTCATTAGTTTGGGTCATCCGATACATCTCAAAGTTGGCGTCACGCAGCCTTCTGTTGCGGTATATATCACGAATTGCGTAAAAGTCAGCCCTGTCAGATAATGCTACTTGTCGGTAAGCATTGAAGGCTGGAACCGAACCCATTTCAGCGATGGTTTCCGATTGTCCTTCCGCCATTTCGCTTTCTGATTTTTCAGATGATGCGCTTGCAGCCACGGGCGCTGCATTGCTTCCGCCGCCAATGTTATTCAGGATTTCAAATGTCGTGGTCATTGAAACAGGGCCACCAGCCGAAATGGCAGCATCAAGTGGTGATGAACCAACGCCACCACCATTATTCCCACCACCGCCAGCACCAGCACCGCCTGAACCAAAATCAACACGCATTTGGAAGCTGCCGAAGCCTTGCGACGATTGAGCGTTGTTTTCAAACGCCGATGATTGGCTGTTTTGGGTAGCATCGCCAAAGGATGCGTCCTGCATACCTCCTGCGCCATCCTCAAGCGACATAGCAAGCTGATTTGATGCTTCCTGCCCTAATTCACCCGAAGATGCGTCTTGGCCCTCTAAATCGCTTTCTGTGCCGTCTGCGGCAAGCGCAGCAACTTCATCAGGGGATAGCCGTTCTTCATCAGAACCAAGGTCTTCCAAATCACGTTCTGCAATCAATTCTTCGATGGCATCATCTTCGACAATATCATCTGTTTCAATCGCAGCGTCAGCTTCAATCGATGCTTCTGCTGTTTCCAATGCCTCTTGCGCGGTTTCAAGCACCTGTTCGATGTCGGCAACATCTTCAATCTGCACTTCTTCTTGGGTTTCTTCCATCGCCGCTTGTTCGACGGAAGCCACAGCAGCTTCAAGCGCACTTTCAGCCGCACTTTCAATCGGATCAGGTGCGCCCACATCAATGGCTATTGATATTGGTGGGCAGGATGGATGCATGGGCGTTGCATTGCAGTCTATTGCCACTTCATCAGGGATCGGCGCACCATATGTCAAAAGGCCAGATTGGTTTTGCAAGGATTGCGGATTGCGTCCGTAGAAAAGCGAAATATTGTCATCCGCTTCAGGGCCAGTGATGCCAGCCGTAAAGTCGCGCCAACCCGATGCAGACAAAGACCCGTAGTTGAATTGGATATTGCCGTTGCTGAACAGACCTATTTCAAACGTATTTTGATTGTTCGTCCCGTATTCTTGGACACCATACCACCCAAACAGCGCGGCCCCATCAGTTACGCGATAGTATGGGTTGCCAGTAAAGCTAATTAGATCAGACCAGTATGCGTAAATCGTGTTGCGCTGTGCCTGTTCGAGAGGCTGACCATTGCAGCAAAGGTTCGCCGCGCTTTGAAACGATACAAAGCCATTGCTGGACACCCAAACGTCGGTGAAGGTCTGGCCCCAATATTCAAACTCAAAGCCAAGGGACACCTGTCGTGTGTTGTCGTCGCCCAGATTAAGTGGCGTCATCGTTGTCGGAGCGCCAAGGATTTGCGGCGGAATAAGCGCAGGTTCGTAGGTCTGCGCGAAAACGGGTGTAGCGCAAGCCAGCAGAATAACCTGCAAAACGTATGTCTTATTTCTCAACAGGGCGAAGCTCGACGTTCTCTGTCCACGCAGCGCGGGCTTCATCGCCAATCAATCCCAAGAATGGGCAGGGTGTTCCGGCCATCTCCATTGCCCTAAAGACGCGGAAGTCTTGGCATAGAAGGCTAACAGCGGCGACACGCATACCCATATCATACAGGGTCTTGGACAGCTTCATCCGTTCGCAGTTTTGGTCGCGCACAGTGCGGCCAGCCGACAAGCCGATGATCTGCGTCTGCACAGCGCCTGATTGCCCAGTGGTGCAAAGGTCCTGGCTGTAGGACATCATCGACGGCGCAATGGCGCTGGGCGGCGGTGATTTGATGTTCTGGTCGATTACCTGACGATTAATGCTTTCGCTGTAGCTTTTGCTATCGCTCACGTTGACATTGTTGTTCTGGTTGACGTTATTGTTGTTGTTATTGCTGTTCGTCGTTTGGTTAATCGTGCTGGTATCGTTGCTGGTGCTGTTCGTATTGACAGTGCTGTTGTTGTTGCTGTTGACTGTCTGATTGATTGTGCTGCTGCTGACATCCGTATTGAAATTGCGGTTCGTGTTGTCGGATGTGCTGGTCGATGTGTTCTGGTTGATGTTGGTCATCGTCCCAGAATTGATATTATAATTGGTGTTCGTGCTGGTGGACGTATTCTGGTTGATGTTCGTCATACTTCCAGAATTGATGTTCTGGTTCACGTTCGTGTTGGTGTTCGTGCTGGTATTGACGTTGTTATTGGTGTTCGTCGATGTGCTGGTCGAAGTGTTGTTGTTGTTATTTGTGTTTGTGCTGGTGGACGTATTTGTGTTGTCCGATGTGCTGTTTGTGGTGGTGTTATAGATATATTCCGTCGGCGCTGTGGAAGTGGCCTGTGCCAATACCATAGACGATGACGCAGCTATCGCGATAAAACCCAGCACAAATTGTTTCATGATCTATCAGCCTTGTTATCCAGCTTGTCTTCAATGCGGCGAAGGTGCGTCATCACCTCGTCGAACTTCTTGTCGATGCCCTGGAACTTTTCATCACCAAAGCCGAGCCGCGCTTCAAGCAATGTCAGCTTGTTAGTCAGATTGACCCAAACAGTAATCAACCCCCCAATAAAACTTAGGGCGGTGATGACAAAGCCAAGGATGGTGAAAAGAGTATTGGTGTCCATTACTTAGCCTTTAGGAAGCGCAATTTGTTTGATGTTGCTAGGCAAAACTTTTTCGCCAGTTGGAATCATTGATGGGTCTATCAGATCAGCAACACCGTCACCATTCCTGATCCCGTTAATGCAAGCTGCGACAGTTTCGTCTTCCAGTGCGGTCAATTCATGCACCTTGTCTTTGTCGATCCAGATAAGGTGCGGCGCTTTGAAGTCAGACTCTTTGCCGTCTACCACTACGCGCAGCGAACCTGACGCCAGGAGCGTCAAATGGTCGAACGTGTGCTTGTGACCGACGATCTTGTCGCCAGCCTTGGCAAAGTGGAGCATCCGCGTGTGAATGTTGGCGCAGATACCTATTAGCTTGCGTGGCTCACTCATGCGGCGCTCGATGGGATGCTTTCGACAGCAGGTGATAAAGGCCACAAAATGTTGAACGGGTCACTTTGGGTTGTAACATCACGCAACGCTTGGCGATACGAGGTCCAATCCTGCATCTCAATATTGGAAAGTGGCGCGTCAGGTAGCTGCGTCCAATCAGTCCGAGATAGAATGAAGTTACGCTTGTAGCGCACACCGTTCCATTCTTGCTCAGTTCGTGCTGCAACTTCTTCTTCTGTCATAGGCTCTACGGCCCAAGTCTGCCGCCAACGGCCAAACTGGTCTTTAACGGGAGCAACTTCTACAGCCTTCTCAAACGTGTTGAGATCAGGTTGGTTGCTGAAGTCATACAGACCAAAACCTAGAGCCTCAATGTCCTCTGGCACGAACGGCCATGAAAAACTTGTGTCCGGAAACAACGCACGGAAATTGTCCATAATGACGGCGTGGCCTACAGGCTGACCGTCAACAAGTTGAATAAACATTGTCATTATATTGTTCCTGTATTTGTTGATGGGAAAAGGCGCGTGTTACCTGGCCAGATGATACGGACTGCACCACCGCCGCCATTCGATCCAAAGAACTGTTCAAAGGGAGGGGCGTAGAATCCACCCGCGCCGCCGCCACCGCCGTAAGCTGTACCGGAGCCACCGGAACCAGCACCACCATGAAATGTTGCGCTAGTACCACCAGCGCCATTAGCGCCTTGACCAAGTAACCCTACGCCTCCGCCGTTTCCGCTTTCGGTGCGCCCGTAATAATCAAAATATCCATTTTCGTCTGCGTCTTCACCATAGAAGGTCGAGCCCCTACCGCCGCCGCCAGCGCCACCAGTTCCCGCAGTCCCGTTGCCAGGTGTCCCTCCGTAGTCACCGGCTGCGCCAGGTGTCCCGCCGTTGCCGGTGTACCCTCCTGCTCCGTTACCTCCGCTAGAGTTAGTTTGTCCGCCGTTTCCGCCGCCATCGCCATAGCGTCCTGCGAACGCAGAACCAAAACCGCCAACGATTGCTGAACCAGTAGGAGTAAAAAAAAGGCTGTCAGCGCCTTGATTACCGGACTGACCATCATTCCTACCAGTGCCGCCAGAGCCAACGACAATAGAATGAGAATTGCCAGGAGTTACCGCGATGTTATTTTTCCAACCAAGGCTTCCTGCTCTTCCGCCATCAGTAACACCCCCACCCATGCCGCCGCCAACGCAAACAACAGACACGCTCGTTACACCCGCTGGGACGATGAATGTGTAAGTCCCTGCCGTTGTGTAAACAGCCTCAGTTGGTTCCGCCCTAGAGGTGATGCTCCATGTCGATTGAGTAGCCCCAATGCTCACAACAAATGAAATCGTAGTGCTGTAGCTCGACGAAGAAGTGCCGCGTACAGTGAAGGTTTGCCCAGGGGATATTGTCCCTGACGTTGCGTATGTTCCGCCGTTCACAGAACCCTGACCACCATTAGTCACTGACCAAGCTGTGGGCGTGTCGTAGCCAGTCGGCGTGATGGTATTTGATGTTGTCAGGGTAGACAGGCTGGCGGCGGTCACATTGTTGAAGCCGAAAGCATTCGGATCAAGGTCTGCGGTTATACCACCCGTCATCAGTAATGCGCGAGATATGCTATCCATCGTTTTACGCCGTGTAGTTAACTTGAGATGCTGCACGCCAATTTGTGCCAGCATCGTCGGTTACAAAAGTAATAAGGTGAACGCGGCTGGTTGTCAGCGTCGGAGCAGTTCCACCAGGCCATCTCACTGTTGTCGGCCATGTGATCGTTCCGCTGGTGTGAGTCACCTCAAGGGTAAAGGCAAATGCCCGTGTTGAAGGCGCATTGCTAAACGTGAAAGTGCTGTTTCCAGCAATCGTCTTGGTGAAGAAGTTACCCAGAGAGCAATCAATGTCTAGGGCAGCAACGGCAACAATGTTGCTGCGTATAGGGCCAAGAGCATCTGTTGTCGCAAAGGTCGCCGTGCCAGTGAATGTAGGTGAAGCTAAAGGCGCAGCACCTGTTACATCAGCCACAGGGATCGCAGCAGATGCCGTCATGGTGCTTGTGCCGTTACCCTTAATATATCCCGTAAGAGTAGTTGCACCCGTACCGCCGTTAGCGACAGGTAGTGTGCCTGTGACATTGGATGTCAGGTTTACAGTGGTAAGGTAACCGCTTGGATTCGTTGCGTTATAAGGCGTAAAGCCAAGGGCTGTCGTAACTTGAGTAGATGTGATGCCTGTAAGGTATGTATCTGTGTCTAGCGAGTAAGTGTTGGCAGCAGTCTTGCGAACAATACCCGTCGTTCCAGACAGGGCCGCAATGGCAGTTAGGTCACCATCAAGCGGCTGATAGTTGGCAAGAGCCGACTCACGGGCCAGTGGATACCCACCCACCTGAGTACCATCATGGACAACTAGGGTGTCCTTGGTGGTATCGACGGTGACCTCACCCACAACGCCTGTAAAGGTAGCGTGTTCGGTAGTTGTACCGCGACGAAGTTGAACTTGCTTAGGCATTAAAAGAGTCCTCCGAAATCGTCATAGCTGTCTAGACTTCCGGTAATTAAACCCCAGTCTTGGTTTGAATCGTCTAATGGCGTATACCCCAGTGCCGTAGTTACATCGCTGGAAGTCAGTGAAAGTGCGCCACCAAGCGTGAGTGAGCCAGAAGATGTTACACTACCTGTAAGCGTAATACCAGACACTGTGCCTGTGCCGCCAACAGATGTGACTGTACCTGTGTTGGTAGTATAGCCACTAGGATTGCTTGCAGAATAACCGCCAAGGGCATTTAACGCATTAGCAGCAGTAGTAGCACCTGTACCACCGTTTGCTATGGGCAGTGTTCCTGTGACCTGTGATGTAAGGCTAATGCCAGAAAGAGTGCCACCAAGGGTCAACGATCCGCTCGTTGTGACCGTTCCTGTCAGCGTAAGACCATTTACAGTCCCTGTGCCGCCGACAGACGTTACTGTGCCGACGTTTGTTGTATATCCGCTTGGGTTGGCTGCTGGGTACGCTCCGAGGTTCGTAAGAGCGGTTGCTGCGTCTGAAGCACCCGTGCCACCATTTGCCACCGCTACAGTGCCAGACGTAACCTGAGAGCCTGAGATGGCGATAGATGTGTTGGTGACGCCTGTGGCTTGCCCCTGAGCATTGAACGCAATCACAGGGACTGAAGACGCGCTACCGTAGGTGCTTGCCGTTAGCCCCGTGTTCGTGATGCTAAAGACCGTGCCAGCCAGCGACAGGCCAGTACCAGCCGAATATGTAACTGGAGCAGCAAATTGCGTAAACACTAAGCCTGTAGTGCCAACAGTAATAGGCAATGGCGTCTGCTGCACCCATGATGTGTTGGATTGTGTTGTCCCTGCCGTGACAATGAAAAAGTCACCAGCATCAATCTGATCTACACCTGTGCCAGAACTATCAAAGTCGGTGGCGCGAGTCAGAATGTACGGCGTTGAGCCATCACCAACTTGCGTTACAGTGTAGATGCCGTTGTTCGCTGAAGCGGCTTCGTTCTTAACTAAGACGCGGTTACCCACAACAGCAGTTACGCCGTCAATGCTCAGTGCGCCGTTGGCGTTTGCCGTAAGCGTTGCACCGACACCACTTGAGCCATTGCTATATGTGTTGGTAGGCAAAGCGGCAGTTGTCGCCAAGCGGACAGATTGATGGAAGTTAATACCTGACGCGATGCTGTCAGCGTAAAGTTTGTTAACAATGTCTGTGCCGCCACTTGGCACTGCTGTAATAGTGCCGCTGGTAAGCGCAATTGATGTAATATCGGTGTTTGCGCCCAATGCCGCAGCACTGAGGCTAGTCCGCGCCGCACCAGCCGTAGTCGCCCCTGTACCGCCGTTGGCAACAGGAAGAGTACCAGTGACGTTTGATGTCAGGCTTACAGTCGAAAGGTAGTTACTTGGATTCGTCGCATTGTATGGCGTATATCCCAGCGCCGTAACAATCGACTTCTTTTCCCATAAGTTTGTCGATGTGTTGTAGAACAGGCCGTCGTTGTTCGCTGGTGACTGAGCCGACACATTGTGCAACTCATCCATCTCATAGCCGTTTTGGACTTTGACGAATAGTTTGCCCTGCGTAGGGTGAGCGTGTTCTACAACCGCCATGTAAACCAGGTGCTGTGGAGCATATGGCTTGGTTACCGTCAGTGTTCCAGCCGTTGTGGGGCTTAGATAAAGCTGCTGACCATCTGTGTATGCAGAGGTGTCAATGTTAGTGATTGTGCCGATCAGCGTCACATTGCCATTGGCATTGTTAGCGATGTTGGCAGTAATCAAGCCTAGTGTCTGTGCTGATGTTGCATCGCCAGTTGCGATTGCCTTGCTGACAGTTGAAAGCTGGCCAGTGGCTCCACTGATGTATACTGCCGTGCCTTTTGTTAGAGTTGCGCCAGTGGTGTTGCGAACAGGCAAAATAACATTGGATGCTGATGTAGCGAAGGCAGCAGACAGATCAATAGCTGTTGTACCTGTAATTGTTACGGAGCCATCTGCTGAGGCAATGGTTTGAACAGCCGTATCAGCCTTAGCCCCCTGGGCCGCTGTAGCATATGCAGAAGCATCTGTGGTAGCCGCAGTACCCAAACCGAGGGCTGTCCGCGCCCCAGAAGCAGTAGTCGCGCCAGTTCCGCCATTAGCTATGGCAAGTGTGCCGCCAAGCGTGAGAGTGCCTGACGTTGTAATAGGTGAGCCAGTAAACGTGAGGCCAGTTGTGCCGCCGGATGCAGCTACGGATGTTACTGTGCCTGTTTCGCCACCGCCACTTGCTGCGATAGTGAAGTTGGGATACGTCCCTGTAACCGTGACGTTTGTGCCAGCCGTAATGCTTACAACTTGATCAGGGGCAGTATTAGTGACCGTGATCGATCCGCTTGAAGTGATCGGGCTACCAGAAACACTAATGCCTGTGCCAGCAGTTAGACCAACGCTTGTGACTGTTCCAGTATTGGTGGTGTAGCCAGCAGGATTCGTAGCATTGTACGGCGTATAGCCTAGCGCAGTTGTAACCTGGCTGCTTGTAATGCCTGTAAGATAAGTATTGGTATCCAGAGAATATGTGTTGGCATCAGTCTTGCGGATCAGGCCAACCGTTCCTGCCAAAGCAGCAATAGCTGTTAGATCACCGTCAAGCGGTTGATACGTTGTAGCCGCTGTCGCACTTGTTAGGTATGGCGACAAGGCCGATGAAGTAATATAGCCAGCAGGGTTTGTTGCATTGTATGGCGTAAACCCAAGAGCCGTTGTGACGTTCCCAGATGTCAGCGATAGGGTTCCACCGAGTGTCAGTGACCCAGATGTAGTAATGTTACCCGTTAGTGTCAGGCCGCTAACTGTTCCAGCGCCAGTTACAGATGTAACTGTTCCTCCAGCACTAACACTTGCAGTAGTTTGGGTTGTTCCATCTGGAAACTTAAAGCCACCAGATGTGCTTTCAACAATCCCAGTCGCAGTGATAGTTCCGGTTTTGCCAACGGTAAATTTGGACACACCACCGATCTGAATATCAATCAGCTTTGAACCAGACGCACTGGCAGTATCAGTGACATTCAACTTGATGCCGTTGAACGAAGTACCAGCATTGTTCCAAGTGTCAGTCAAATCGTAGATAAATGCCATTGGTATTCCCTTCGCGCCATATCATTAGCATTTTATGGCTTGGATGCCAACTGAGTATTGTTAATTACGCATCCTAAAATTAGGATGGCTTTGGATAATGATTTTTGATCTCAGTTATCATCTGATGCCATGCTTCATATCCGTTATGGTATATGTAGTCGAATTGCTCTCCGTAGCTTGGATATTCCGCAACACGGTCCTCAACATATGATTTAACAAATACGGAATAGCTGCCGCGATACGCGCCCTGAAGATTAATGTAATAAACGGTAACCACATCAGTCGGCAGTTGCACTTGCCCAGAGTAACGGACACCATTTAGATCAAAGAAAGTGTTTGCGGGTAATGTAAAGGACAAATCATCGTTAATATTAACCGACGCTGGAACAGTGAGATCAGCATCTTGGCGCTGCTCAGGCTCCCCATTATTGATCCAGAAGTCGCTTGGCGAAAACAGCCCATCAATCACACTAGCGTTGCCAATGTCCTGCTGCGCCATAAAATCAGCTTCCTGGAAGCTAAAATTCTTCAATATCGCGCCTGTTTGCGAATCGTATATGGTGTAGTCGATCACTTTTTGACCTCCACTAAGGATAATGATGCTTGGTTTACAATTGTATAAGCCCCTGACGAATCTACATTTTTAACTCTAACATCATAACTTACAGAGCCAACGCCCGCCGTTCCATCAACGTATTGAATTGTAAAGTTATCTGAATCAAATAAAGTGCTACTTGTGTTCGTATATGAAGAGACGTAATATCTAGTATATACCAAACTCCCATTTCTATAAATATAAATGTAAAACGAACGAAGCCCAAGATAACCTACGAAATATCCAAAATTTGATTCTAATTGAACAATTGAACTAGAAAATTCTTTTGTAATAGAAAGGCTATTAACGCTAACTTCTGTATTATATGTCATAGTAATATTTCCGCTTTCAGAGGCAACGGAAATACGATTAACTGCACCATTGATAATGGAGTTTGTAATAACCTTGTTGCCAGCGATGTTTCCGCTGCCGTCAAAGCCATTAGTGACGCGGCTGTCGGTAGATAATACCCACGACGATCCATTCCAACGATAAAGTTTGTTGTTATCGTCGGTGTCAAACCAAAGGTCACCTACGGCTTCTGCGGTAGGTGCAGAAGTCTGGAAAAAGCTTGTTACCTTTCCATCGGCAGTTGCAAGCGCATCGGACGCCGTGGCGATAGCCGTGGTTATCCCAGTGTCTCTAGCTAATACCCACGCCGTGCCGCTCCAGCGATACATTTTGTTGGCATCGTCGGTATCAAACCATATGTCGCCAATTTCACTGGCCATTGGCGTGGACGTTTGGAAGAAGGTAGTTATTCTGCCATCCGCAATAGCCTCAATATCGCTAATGGCTAGGATAAGCGGATTGTTTAGCGGATCATAGATCGTCGGCGCAGTTGGCGTCACGGGCGCTAGATCATCCGCATCCCACGCATAGATAGCCGCGTTTTCTTCGATCAAAGCCATTGGCACTTGACCGTCAAAGCGAATCTCTTGGCTAACAACGCGGAATAGTTTGTTCGACCAACCCAATGCCTCAAGGCTTAGGCGCACAACATCACCAACCTGACAGCCCAATGCCTTAACATTGAACGTAGCCGAGAACATCCCGCGATACTGATTGCGCTGCAAAACTTGCTTGGCAATCCGCTGTGCGCGACGACCATCTTCGACATATGGAAGATCAAGAGACATGACTCGCTCAATACCGTCAGAGGCCGCAAAGCCTACTTCTGGGTAGTCTACCATCTGATAAAGGCTATTGGCTGAAGGATCGACATAACGGCCACGGGCAATGTTATAGTTTTCCGTCAAACCGCGAGTTTGTTGCCAATCAAACCCACCGATCATATCGCCTTCATTAAAAGTAAGGACATAATCGGCAAGATCATTCTTCATTGCCGTTACCGTCAACTTGCCGCCATTGTCGCGCAGCGTACCATTCATTGACGCAAGGAAATTGTTGATGATCTCCATACGATCATCTGAATCTGACGCTGTACCACTTGTGCGGTAACGCTTTTGAGTCCCGCCAGTTGCTAAAGTTATGCTTTCATCACAGATGTTCGCCGCTGTGATAAAAGATTCCATATCAATTCGACCATACGGAACGCCGCAGCCGACTGATAACTTGCCGTTGATTTCCCAACCAAGCAGCCACCATAACAATTGCAAAGCAGGATTATCGGTATCATCAGCATTGGTGTATGCGCCCCAAGTGCTTTGATTTGTAGCGCGGTGTGAGCCAGAACCACCAGGCACAGTGCTATCCTTACGCGGATCGTAAAGCAGAGCGCCATCACCAATAATGGTTACGCGGCTGGGTAAACCACTAAGCAAAGGGCTTTCTGCTTTTTTGTCATTTCCAGTGCGCTTAAGGCGAAGATGAACATAGGCGCAGCCCGTCAGGCGACGAGATGATCCCCACTTTGTCCCACCATTAATCGAAATATAGTTATCAGCCGCCCCCTCAGTGCGGACAGCAACATCCAGATAGCCGGAGTAAGTGCTTGTAACACCGCCAGCGAGTGTCCATGCTTGCTTTTCTTCAAACCATATCTCAGTGATTGAAGCAACTTTATGAGCCGCGACAGCAATAATATAATCAACATACTCTTGATCCGTACCGCTGGATTCGTGATACCGAAGGTCGAGAGGCATTGCAGTTGTGCCGAACACAACCTTGCGTGGCGTTGATGGATCAAGGCTGACGTTTAGGCGTGAAATTTGAGTCTTTGGTACTTTAGGGCCAAACAATGCCATCGATGCAGTAGATAGCGCCAATGAAGCGCCAATGCCTACGATAGTGCTAGTTAAAGCAGCGCCAGCGGCTGTCGCAGCCCCTGCACTACCAAGCAGTGCAACCGAAATCTGTGGAGCAAAGTAGGCAACCGCAACAGCAGCCGCAACTATTGCAACGGTTCTTAGAGTTTTACCCACGACCTACGCTCCAGCACTTGTCCCATAAGGATCGGTTAATGCGCTCCAACCCATCGTCTGAAACAAAATAAGCGAAGCCGCCCATTACTACACCAACACTATCATCAAAGAAAGCCAAGTCTCCACGCTGCGCATGGCCTATTGCCACCTCTGAGAACTTGCCATCCATAGTCGCTTCAAGGGTTCCTGCGCCGATGTCCTTGATAACCTGTAGGCTGGTTTTAAGGCTGTCATACTGGCCCCGAAATTCGGGCATAGGGTCTTCGCCAGTTATGGCCTCAACAGCACCAGCGGCAAACAGACAGCAGTCATTTACGCCATACTCAAATGGCTCATGCCGCTTGTTGGCGATATAATCGGATAGGGCCTCTTCCCAAGTCGATATTCTCATCGGAAGTTCGCCCTTCTATTATCATTTTCACCAGCGCCGCCGCCGCCGTATCCGTAGTTACCAGCTTCAGCCATGCCGTTGGCAGCAGAAATAGCGGCCTCTCCACTTAAATCGCCAGCATCATAGATATTTTGGATAAGGTATGTTTTGTTCTGTGCGCCAGCGATGCTTGTTAAATAGTTTTCAATGGTAAGAGTGACTGTCTGGCTTTCTGCGCTGCCAGAAATGCTCACTTCATTCATGTAGCCAGTGTAATATGGAATGATGGAGCCTACTTGGCCTTCATTCTCGTTGACGCAATAAAACCAAAGCCGCGCAATGCGCCCCTGCCACTTTGATTTATCGCCAATAATAGCCAAAAAGTCAGCATTGTTCACAACAAGGCCGCTCATGGAAATGGACACAGTATCTGAGCCAGATTCGTTGTGCTTCACAGTCGAAACATTAATCAGATCGTGGTTGAAGCTATCGTAAGTTCCATCCAGTTCTGTGTCGCCCGATCCGGAAATAACTTTGTCGTAAAGGCCGCTTGTGCCGCGCAGCACATCTCCAACAAAATCGGCATAAATTAAGACACGCCAATTAACGACTGTGGCTTCAAGCGCAGCCTGTGTGGTTGCATCAACCATTAGAAGGACTCCCGTAGATTCAGCGAGAGGCTATACACATAGCCGTTCTCGACTGAAAGCGTTGGCTCCTCTACGAAATACATTAGGCAATAAGGATTTTTGTATTCAATTGCCGCATTGTCCGCTGGAGATGTGCGGATCGGCGGCTCGAACGTCAGTGTTGCGACACCGGAGCCGTTCGACGTTACGTTTTCAGTCAACTGCAAAAGCTGGTTGTTGATGGTGACAAACTGCCCAGCGACAAGCACGGTTGATGATAAAGGCCAGCCGTCAGTGGTTAGCGTCCGGCCTGTCTGCCCCGCGCCATTTACCAAAGGAGTTGCGGTTGCTGCCGACTGCGCAGTTGCGTCAACAGGAATCTGAAAATCGTTCGCACGGCCACGGCTCTTGGCAATGAATGAGCGCCAAGCGTTGACGTTAGCGGTCCCCACGATTGGCGGCAGCGACAACTGGCACTCCCACCAGCCGCGACCAGATGCGATAGTCTGTCTGCGCCCCGTCCAATCAGATACGTTTGTCTGCGATGGCATTACCAAACGCCACGACATGCCATTGGGCTTAGGGGATGAAGGAAATGTTACCGTTGCCATTACTGCATTGCTCCACCAAGGCGCGGTCTGCGCAGCCCTGCAATTGTGCGTGACTCTGCTGCCGCTATGATAGCCGGAGCAGCCTCAAGGATGCCCTGCTGCACCTGAGCGCGAACAGCGGCTGGATCGGTAGCACCACGGGCATCTACTGTGATGTTGAAGTTGCCGCCCATTCCCCCCATTTTATGATTTGGAATGACTTGGCTACCGCGTGGTAAGTTTACCAATTCGGGGCCGCGTTCACCGACAAGAGCCATGCCTCCTGGAGCGTATGATGTTCCATTTGCAAAGCCTGGTGGTGGTGTTACAGCAGTTGTTCGCGTAAAGCCCTTAACAGGAGCGCCGCCTGGTTTTAATCCTCCAAGCGCACCAGTAACAATGCCAACAATCTGCTGGACAACAAACAGCCTAAACAGTTCGTCAATGACGGCGCTGATGATGCCTTTCATAGCGTTCTTGAATGACATTGCGCCAGTAAGAATGCCCTTAAATGAATCGGATATAGTATTACCAATTCGCTCAAACGACTTATCCATTTCATCTGCTTTAGATAAAATATCTTGCATTTCCTTGCTGACAGGAAGTTCTCCCATATCAGGCAAAGCATCTTTAACTATGCGGTCAGCGTCTTTAAGATCAGCCTTGAGCATATCGCTGTAAGCATTCATCTCAATGGATTCCACCGCAGCCTTAAATGGCGCGATGGTCGCAGCTTGCCCAGCCTTTGACAGTTCCATGAAATCTTTTTCCAACATGGCAATATCGCGCTGGTAAGCAGGAATTTCCTTCATTCCCACTTTGCCGATCTTGTCCATGAAGTCTTGGATTGAGTTTGCCTCTTTCTCACGCGCAGCTTCTGCTTCTTTTGCAATTCTCTTTGCTTCTGCTTCAGCCTTTCGTGCAGCAGCTAATCCCTTTTTTGCATTTTTATCAGCAAGAGAATTGGCGCGTTCCAAACTGTCTCCACGGAGATTAGTTAGGCTAAGTTCCAGCTTCCGCATTGAAACTTCAATTGCATTTAAATCCTCGTTTTCCTTTTTGATTTTGCCTTCATTATCTTGAAAATACTCTCTTACTGTACCCAAGATTGAAATGCCTGGAGCGCGAAGACCAGCACCCATTGTCTGCATTGTTTTATTGGCTGCAATGTTTGCCCTTGCGGCTTCAAGCCGCATTTTAGCAGCAGCGATTGATTCCTTGGCAGATGCAATGTCAATTCTTGCTAACTTAACTGCCTCACGCTGTCCGACTAAATAGCTATCTACGTTTTTGCCAAGTGCCTGATCAATACGCGCACGGGCAATGACAAGATCACTGGCAATCCCAGTTAATGTTCTTTCATGCTTTTCAAGCCTTGCTGTTTCTTCAGCAGCCTTTTTAGCCGCTTCACCTGTATTAAACAGACCCTCTATCAATGGAGCAAGGACCATTGTTCCTATGACAATGGCAGCGCCCCAAGGACCAGCAAGAAAACCGCCGACTGTTCCAGCGATGCCGCCCATCTGCGACATAGCGATGCCAACTTGACCTATTTGCTGGTTAAACGCCTGAATAGGACTTGCGCCAGTTGATACACTGGTTGCGAAGTCATTGATCTGCATACCAAGCTGCTGAGTGCCTTGACGGGTTTGACGCAATGCCTTTGATTGCGCATCTAGTGCGTTATTGTAGCGCACACCGTTGCTAATGACCGCGTTAGTAGATGAGGCAAGACCAGCATTAGCAGTCTTTAACTGCTCAGTCTCTTTGCGCAGCGAATCAACAGAAGAAATTAGCTTCTGAAGTTGTTCCTGCCCAGAAACCTGAGCCGCGAATAGAAACTCAACTCTTTGGTCCTGAGCCACGCTTTTTCTGCCTCTCTGCGTCCAGCTTAAAGTAAGCGACCCACTCGTTATAATCGTCTATTGAGATTTCTTCAATCTCTGAGATGCTTTTACCAAGCCGATCCGCCAAGGTCAGTAGATTGAACCTAAACGGATCGTCTGTTAGTTTTTTTCATGCTCCTCGACGCTGGTTCCGCTCATAAACGCAGCGGCCACAGTCGAGATAACACCAACCTCTTCACGCATCAGTATGGCTTTATCCTCAAGCGTGAATAGCTTTTCACCTTGGCCATTCTCTGCCTTGAGGATGATCAGATCGACCATCGCCTCAAACGATGCGTTATTAAGGAATTGAGGATGCTTGCGCTGTATCCGGTTAAGTTCGCCAGCAAGCAGGGGGCCGTAATAAACCTTTTCCGGCGCTCCCTTTTCACCCCATTCTGCAACTTCAATATGTGTCTTGGTAGATGTACGCTCTGCAATACGCTTTGAAATACTCATAATTATATCCTTTTAAATTAAACCGTAGCAGCACTCAATGAACCAGTACCCTGAAGTGTGATTGTGGATTCTACCATGCCGTCAAAGCTACCTGTGATAGTTTTGCCAGTGACAATTGCACTGCCCGTCAGATACGCATCACCAGATGCCGCACCTTCTGGCATAAAGCGAACAGTCACTTCTGAGCCAACGAGCAGAGCGCCTTGGCCAGTGGTGTCCGTTTCATCCCAAAATACGTCAACCGAACCTGTCCACGCTTTCAAAGTGGTCTTAAAGGTGCGGTAGCTATCACCCATCGAAGTGTCTTCCGCAGTGTCAGCGGTTTCTTCTACTGAATAAGAGCGAATTTCAACAATGCTGTTGGTCGAGCCAACTTTAACAGTGCCTTCAGAGCCAGTATGCGTTGCCATCTAGTTAGTCCTTACGCCAAGGTGGAGAGCGTCAAAGCACCAGTGCCTTGAAGCGTGATTGTGGATTCGACCATACCGTCAAAGCTACCAGTTACGGTCTTGCCAGTAACGATTGCCTCACCGGAATAATACTTTTCAGATACACCAGAAGAAGCGCCTTCTGGGAAGAAGTTTGCAGTGACTGTTGAGCCTACAGAAAGGGCAACCTGACCGTCCGTATCAGTCTCATCCCAGAAAACATCAACCGATCCGGTCCATGCCTTCAGAGTTGTCTTGAACGTGCGATACGAATCGCCCATTGAGGTATCTTCAGCAGTGTCAGCCGTTTCCTCAAGCGAATAGGAACGGATTTCAGCAATGGCATTTGCGCCAACCTTAACAGTTCCCTCTGAACCAGTGTGCGTAGCCATTACTCAGTCTCCTCTTTAGCCTCTGGCTTCGCCTTGGGCTTTTCTTTAATGGGCGTCCAGCCAATCTGCGCATAGCGGCCAAGATCAACCTCACAGGCAAGTATTTCATCGCCAGTTTTGTTATAAACTTTGACCATCTTCATCGCGGTGTCTCCAGATCAGCAAGTAGCGTAACATATTGGACTGCGTAAGACAACCGCGCATTAGCAACTGGCTTCTCGCCTTCAACATTAATGTCAACGTCCGACTGCGACAGAATACAGCTTTTCACTAATCCTGACAACTGGAAATCAGAACCGATGGCATCCTCAATCAAAACACAGGCATCATCTACCTGGTTTATGATTGTTGAACTTTGGCCCTTAATAAAAATCTCTACAAAAACTTGCAGTGACCCCATAGATGTTTTTGTTCCTATGGTCGCCAAGGAATTAGTCTGGCTGTTCGTGTATATCACAGCCGCTGGAAGTTTATCATCATCCAGTGCGTAGGATCGCATCTTATACACGCGCCCAGAAAAGAAAGGCAGAGCGCCTATGATGTCAGCGATTCTGTCGCGTATCTGGTTATTAATGTGCGACATTAGATAGACACCTGGCAGTTATCGATGGCGGTCATGTACTTAACGTCAAAAATCATTTTACCAGTGCCAATTGCCTTTTCGCCAGTAGTATTGACGCTAAAATCTGATTGCGTCAGCACACAGCTTTTGACAAGTCCACCGAAACTGTAGTCAGCCTCAATTGCGCCGTTTAATTCAGCGCAGAAGCTTTCTATGTTTTCAAAGATGTCGAGGCTTGATCCTTTGTTAATGACATCAACCCTTAGTTCAAGGTTGTGTGACAAAGTGCGACTGCCAATAGTGGCAAGGCTCGTTACATCGTTTGTCGTGTAAACAATCAGGGCCGGAAGCTGTGCATCATCAAGCGCATATTTACGAAACTTGTACAATGTGCCTGTAGAAAGCAATCCGCCTTCCTGTCGGGCCGCAAGTTCAACATTGAATCGGTCCAGAATTACAATTCCGAACCTGTCGTAAATAAAGTTTACCAGCAGGGTGGCGGCATAATCTCTGATCTGTTGCCGAACGTGGCTCATGTTACACCTTTTCGAGAATAAGGGTACTTACGCCAGTTCCATCAGTTAAAACAACACGCACTTTATACGCGACAGAGCGAATGATGATTTCATCGCCGTCAGCGGCCAAAGGTACGTCAGCAGTACGGCAAACAAACTGCGGCGATGGGATTGTGATCTCCATCAGGTCTGTTGCGCCACGGCTGGCTTGAGGGGCATCAAAGATAC